GAATAGAGAAGCTTTTGAGTAAGGAGAGAGGGGGGGGTAAGTCAAAATGGCTTATAGCACAGATAAGTTCAACGAAGAGCTGATGCATTACGGTGTGCTAGGCATGAAGTGGGGTGTAAGACGTTACCAGAATAAAGATGGCTCACTAACAAAAGCCGGAATGAGGAGATATGGTGACAAATCCCCATATGAAGTTAAAACTTCGGATGGACAAATTTTTCGGGTGTCCAGAGGAAGCAAGAATAACTATAACACAAAGCGTAGTAAAGTTACCAAAACATGGGGCGAGCATAATAGAGAAGTCGACGAGATCAAAACTAAGAAGCGAGCCAGCAAAGAATATAAGAAAGCGTCCGTTGCTGGCGACAGAGCTCTGGCCAGACAGTATAACTCAATGTATGTCGAGTCTTATAACAAAGCCGCCGACAAGATGAATAACGGGGGAATTGAGAAATTTAATAAGGCCCAAGAGAAAAAGTATGGCGAAAACTATGCTCGAAGATCTGGGTATGAGGCCGACTATATGGCGGTGTTCAATAAAGAATTAAATGCGATTATGCAAAAGTCGATATTAGATTTTCGGCAGTCTAATAAAGATTATCAAAAAGCAGACGCCCTCGTCAAAGAATTTTCGATGACCGAATGGGATGATTTAGCCAAAAGTAATCAGGAAGGCGTTGATGCGGCTCGTAAAGCCATCAAAAAGAGCTTGAAGGGTGGTGATTAAGTGTCCTACGAATCTGAACTTTATCACCATGGCATCCTTGGTATGAAGTGGGGCGAGCGTAACGGTCCTCCATATCCTCTCGGTTCTAGTGCTCATAGTGCTCGGGAGAAAAAGCACGGCACCAAAGGATGGACCGTAGAAGCCAAAGCCGATGCTAAACGGAAATCCTCGGAAAAGAGTGAATCTGCTCTGAAAAAGAAGACTCGGAAGTCCGCCGAAGACATTACTCGAGAAGCGAAAGCGAAAACCGAGTCTAAAGGTCAAAATGGAAAATCTTCCGAATCTGGCGGCGGTTCCAGTTCTTTCTCTGACTATGAGAAGAAGCATCAGAAGGAACTTAAGAATGCCGAAGCAGCAAAGAAATATCGGGATCTTGCGACCGAATATGGAGAAAAGCACTCTGATCTGGTCAAGAATGGGGTTAAATCTAAGGTTTTCAAAGAAACGTACCCTGCCGCTGATTCTAATGGTGCGGTATTTTTCTTGGCCAATGGCAAAACCAAAAAGCAAGCGCTGGACCAACTAACTCGCGAATGCGAAGCTCTTCAGAAGAAGAACGAGAAGGCCGCCAAGGATAAAGCAGAAGGCCGCTTAACAGACGGTCAGAAATTGGCAATTGCGGCAGGCTTGGTTATGGGGTGCGCTGTTGCATATGGTGCATACCAGTACAAGACTAATGCTAAAGTTGTGAAGTTCGCCAATGAGTATTACAAACGAGTGATGGCGCACGCCGGGGATCTAGCCCTTGCGAATCGTCTTCCAGATATCGACTATACAATTCCAGCTGGCGATGTCTTGAAACGTTTGTGCGGCAAAAGCGAAGATTTTATCAAGGATTCCTTCTATGCTTGCTGGAAAGACAAGGATGTAACCAGGTACATGGCGCTCTATGCCGGTGACGCTAATGCTAGATCTCGTCACGGCGGAGAGATATACTCAAACGCAATCAAAGCCATAAATGAGTTAAAGATTCCATCTCAGAGAAAAATGCTTCAGGAGTATCTGAATCTTCTTAAAACAGATGCAGATTTTAAGTCCGGCGTTGATAAAAAGTATTTCTCTGGAGCATGGGACATCGTATATGGAAAAAATTCCGAAGCAGCAATGGCAAGTCATTCTTTCTTCACATTCATTGCAAATATTGCTGTCCCCGAAGACGGTCAAGCCGAACTTACCGATCGTTATTTCAAAGCGCTTAGATCCAAAGGCTATAGCGGAATCATCGATACAAATGACGCTGGGAAACTTGGTGATCTTCCCCTAATTATCTTCAATGGCAAGGAAAATGCTGAACTAGTCGGAAGAGAAAAGGTTACCAAGAGGGCTATCAATAAAGCCAAACGCGCGATCGAACTGCTCGATGGCAATTAAGGAGGAACTTCAAAATGGGTTTTATGGACAGAATCCAGCGTGGCTGGAATGCATTCAGGAACCGAGATCCCACGGAGAACTTCCGAGATACTGGGATGACTTACTATTACCGTCCGGACCGTCCTCGATTTACTCGGGGAAACGAGCGTTCTATCACAACCTCGGTACTCAACCGTATTGCTCTCGACGTATCGGCGATTGATATTTTTCATGTTCGACTCGATGAGAATGGTCGATTCCTCACCACGATCGAATCTGGACTGAACAATTGCCTTACTCTTAGTGCAAATGCAGACCAAACCGGCCGTGCCTTTAAACAAGATGCAGTTATGTCGATGCTCGATGAAGGATGCGTTGCTCTTGTTCCAGTGGATACATCTATCGACCCGAATAAGTCTGATTCTTATGAAATCGAGACCATGCGCGTCGGAAAGATTATTCAGTGGCGTCCGCAGCATGTCCAGATTCGAGTCTACAATGAGCAGACCGGGAAGAAGGAAGAAATCTGGCTTCCTAAGAGAGCGGTTGCTATTGTTGAGAATCCGTTGTATGCAGTGATGAATGAGCCTAACTCCACCATGCAACGACTGATAAGAAAGTTGGCTTTGCTGGATGTGACAGATGAACAAACGGCATCCGGAAAGTTGGATTTGATTATTCAGTTGCCTTATGTCATTAAGACCGAGGCTAGACGTCAGCAGGCAGAGACTAGGCGCAAAGACATCGAAATGCAGCTCGCTGGTTCTAAGTATGGCATTGCTTATACCGATGGCACCGAGCGCATTACCCAACTGAATCGCTCGGTTGAGAACAACCTGATGAAGCAGGTCGAGTACCTGACAAACCAACTCTATAGTCAGCTTGGAATTACTCAAGCGATTCTGGACGGAACCGCGGATGAGAAGACCATGTTGAACTATTACAGTCGGACGATCGAGCCCATTATCTCGGCAATTGTTGATGAGATGAAGCGAAAGTTTCTCACTAAGACTGCCCGCACTCAGCGACAGTCGATTCAATTCTTCAGAGATCCGTTCAAGCTCGTTCCGGTCAATGACATCGCGGAAATTGCGGACAAGTTTACTCGTAACGAGATTATGACTTCGAACGAGATTCGACAGATTGTTGGCATGAAACCGTCTGATGATCCGAAGGCCGATGAACTGAGGAACAGTAACATCTCTCAACAGAAAGATGACCCTATGAACCAGCCTTACGAGACTGGTGATGAATACTACGAGGAAGGAGAAAGTCAAAATGGCTAATGCGAGGTATTCTGATTGCGATTTTTCTGGATGGGCGACTCGCAATGATCTCGTTTGTGGCGACGGTCGCATCATTAAGAAGGACGCATTCAAGGACAATGATGGGAAGAAAGTGTCCCTGGTGTTCAACCATAATCATGACGACCCGAATGCGGTTCTTGGGCATGCATTCCTTGAGAATCGTGATGAAGGTGTTTATGCTTATGGATATTTTAACGACACCGAATCTGGCAAGACTGCGAAGCAGCTTGTCGATAACGGAGATGTAAGTTCCTTGTCTATTTGGGCCAACAAGCTCAGACAGCGGGATGCGTCTAATGGTCGCAAGGAAGTTCTCCATGGCGACATTAAGGAGCTGAGTCTGGTTCTTGCCGGTGCAAATCCTGGCGCTTATATCGACTTCGTTATGGCCCACGGCGATGATGAACTTGATGGCGAAATTGAGGAACTGTACGCCGGCTATAACGAGAACATCATGATCCATACGGCTATGAAGGCCGGTGAGAATAAGGATAAGGAGGACCCGAAAATGGCTGATGAGCCCAAGAAGAACACCCCCGAAAAAAATAGTGAGACTGTGGGGGACGTGTTCAATACTCTGAATGAAAAGCAGAAGACCGTTGTCTATGCAATGATCGCCACGGCGCTGGAAGATGCCGGCGTCAGCAATGATAAGACTGATGAAAACGAGGAAGGAGACGATAAAATGAAGCACAATGTGTTTGACCCGGAGGATACTCGCAAGGATTCTGTTCTGTCTCACGATGACATGGACCAGATCCTGGAGCTGTCCAAGACCCCCAGCATCGGTAGCTTCAAGCAGGCTCGTAAGATCTATGAGACCGAAAACGAGCTGCAGCACAATGCTTTCGATGAGGAGACCCTCGGCACTCTGATGCCCGAGTACAAGCTGATTGACCCCGCTGAGCCTAAGATTCTGTATCCCGACGATACTTGGGTTTCTAGCGTTATCAACGGCGTTCACAAGTCTCCCTACAGCCGTGTTCGTACCCGTCGTGCTGACGCTCGCAAGGCCGAGCTGCAGGCCCTGGGTTACAAGAAGGGTGACTATAAGAAGGAGGCTAAGCAGATCCAGCTGCTGGGTCGTACTCACGACGCTCAGACTATCTATGTGAAGGATAAGATCGATCGTGATGATATCCTGGATATTACCGATTTCGACCTGGTCGCCTACAACTGGCGGATTCTGCGCCACACCATGGATCAGACCCTGGCTCAGGCTATTCTGATCGGTGATGGTCGCGACGATCTGGACCCCGACAAGATCAAGGAAGATCATATCCGTCCCATCTGGCACGATGAGGAGTTGTACTGCATCCACCAGGATGTTGATATTGCCGGCGCTAAGACGAAGCTGCAGGGCACTGAGACTGGTCAGCATTTTGGTGACAACTATGTGTATTCCGAGGCCATTATCGAGGCCGCTCTGTACTCTCGTGAGAAGTACAAGGGCTCCGGTAACCTGACCTTCTACTGCACGCCTCACCTGCTGAACGTGATGCTGCTGGCCCGTGACCTGAACGGCCGTCGCATCTATTCTTCTAAGAACGATCTGGTGGCTGCTCTGAATGTCAAGGACATCAAGACCATCGAGCAGTTTGAGGGTCTGACTCGCACCACTTCCGACCAGAAGAAGAAGAAGATGCTGGGTCTGTTCGTTAACCTGGCTGACTATCAGCTGGGCTGCGTTAAGGGCGGCGAGATCACCAAGTTTGAGGACTTCGACATCGACTTCAACCGTTATAAATATCTGCTGGAGACCAGACTTTCTGGTTCCCTCACAAAGCTGTATTCCGCCAGCACAAGCTGCTGCTGGAGACCCGTGTGTCCGGCGCTCTGGTTGAGTGGTACTCCGCTATCGCTCTGGAAGAGGACGTCACCGCCAACGGTTGATTACCAACCACAATAATTTAAGGAGGTACATATAATGGATCGTATTTATGATCAGGCCAAGGACCAGAACGTCGCCGCTCTGGTTATCTATGCCAAAGAGACCGCTGACAATAAGGCCTATGCTGATTCTGAGTGCAAGGTTCAGATGAAGACCGATGAGCTGAAGGACGCTTTCATTAAGCGTGCCCTGATCAAGGTTGGCGAGAAGTATTTTATGCCCGTGGATTATGCCGAAGCTTCTAAGGTCGGCAGCGTCAACTATGTTTCCACCACCGGCGAGAGCTCCACTCTGAAGACTGTCCTGGTGAATCTGGCTGCAGTCGCTCGCCCCTAAACGAGATCGAGGTGAAAATTCAAAATGGCGAGATATTGCGGAAAAATCGGTTTTGCCGAGACCAAGGAAACTAAACCCGGCGTTTGGAAAGACGAAATTGTCGCTCGTACATATTATGGCGATCTGACTCGGAATGCCCGTCGGCTTCAGTCATCCGGAAATCTCAATGACAACATCGACGTCACGAATGAACTTTCAATTGTGGCTGATCCGTACGCCAATGAGAATTTTCACGCGATGCGATATGCCGAATTTATGGGCGTTAAATGGAAGATCACAAGTGTCGAAGTTCAACGTCCGAGACTGATCTTAAGCCTGGGGGAGGTATGGAATGGCTAGCAGACTTGATTTGCAGACCGAGTTGGAGGCTCTTCTTGGGAGTCGCAACGTCTATTACCAACCCCCGGCTTCGGTCAGGATGAATTACCCGGCAATTGTATATTCTCGAAGTAATATCGAGAACCGGCATGCAGACAACCGGGTCTACATGCAAGCGTATTTCTATGAAGTTGTCGTGATTGACGAAGATCCTGATAGCGAGATTGTCGAGCGAGTATCTCAGCTTCCTAGCTGTCGGTTCGATCGACACTACACGTCGGACAACCTCAATCATGATGTATTTACTCTATATTATTAAGGAGGAACTGAAACATGGCTGGAAGACTGAAATGGGATCAGACCGGTGAGCGTCTGTACGAAACCGGCGTAAAGCAGGGTGTTCTGTACATTCCCACCGCTGGCGTTTATTCCAAGGGTGTTGCCTGGAATGGCCTGACCGCTGTTACCGAGAGCCCTTCTGGTGCCGAAGCTACCGCTCTGTATGCGGATGACATCAAGTATCTGAGCCTGATGTCCACCGAGGAATTCGGCGCTACTATCGAGGCTTATACTTATCCCGATGAGTTTGCCGCCTGCGACGGCTCTAAGGAGCTGGTCGACGGTGTGACCATCGGTCAGCAGGCTCGCAGCACCTTTGGTCTGTGCTACAAGACCACCATCGGCAACGATACCGAGGGTAACGATCACGGATACAAGCTGCATATTATTTATGGCGCTCTGGCTTCTCCCTCTGAGAAGGCCTATTCGACCATCAACGATAGCCCCGAGGCTATTACCTTCTCTTGGGAGGTCACCACGACTCCTGTGAACGTGAGCGGCGCAAAGCCGACCGCTTCTCTGGTTATCGACTCCACCAAGGCCGACAGCGCCAAGCTGGCTGCTCTGGAGGATATTCTGTACGGTAAGGATGCTGCTTCTGGCGGTTCTGGTCAGGCGGTCGATCCTCGTCTGCCTCTGCCCGATGAGATCAAGACTCTCATGACTGCGGGCTAAGACACAATACTATGAGGGCGTATTCAGGTAAGCTGGCGCCCTCTCTTTTTTAATTTTGAAAGGAGTAACTACAATGCTGAAGAAGACTATTACTTACACGGACTATAACGGTTCCGAGCGCACCGAGGACTTCTACTTCAACCTGACCAAGGCTGAGATTATGGAAATGGAGCTGACCACTGCCGGCGGTCTGTCCGAGATGATCGAGAAGATTGTGGCTGCCAAGGATGCTCCCACCATCATTAAGGTCTTTAAGGACCTGGTTCTGAAGGCTTATGGCGAGAAGAGCCCTGACGGTCGTCGCTTCATGAAGTCCCCCGAAATTCGTGAGGCGTTCTCCCAGACCGAGGCTTATTCTCAGCTGTTCATGGAGCTCGCAACCGATGATGATGCCGCTGCTAAGTTCGTCAACGGGATTATCCCCGCTGTTGAGAAGAAGTGAGTGACCTAAGAGATGCTCGAAATAACCATTCCAGCAACAGAGCTATGGGATGAAGCCAATCAGGAATTCATCAATACAAAAGCGCAGACTCTGCAACTCGAGCATTCTCTTGTTTCTCTTTCCAAATGGGAGTCAAAATGGTGTAAACCGTTTTTCTCGAAACAAGAGAAAACGTTCGAAGAAACCGTTGACTATATCAGATGTATGGCGCTCAATAGGAACCTCTCGCCGGATATTTACAAAAGCCTTACCCCGCAGAACATAAAGGAGATTAACGCTTACATAGATGCTCCGATGACTGCTACGTGGTTTGCTAAGGATAAATCTGGCGCGAATAGCCGAGAGCAGATCACCTCTGAACTAATCTACTATTGGATGATCGCCCTCAATATTCCATTCGAGTGTCAAAAATGGCATCTTAATCGTCTCTTGACACTTGTCAAGGTATGCAGCATCAAGAATCAGCCTGCTAAGAAGATGAGTAGACGAGAGATAATGAGTAGAAACGCGGCTCTTAACGCTGCAAGAAGACGACAACTAAGTTCTAACGGATAACAAGGAGGAATTACATATGGCTAAGAAAGTATATTTGTCTCCGTCCGATCAGACGAAGAACAGCTATGCCTACGGTAATACTACCGAGGCTATTCAGTGCGGCAAAATTGCTGAAGCCTGTCGCAAGGCCCTTGTAAGATGCGGCGTCGAGGTTATGGTCGGTCAGTATGACACCATGACCAATCGTTGCAGGGCATCTGATGCCTTTGGCGCCGATCTGCACGTGCCCATTCATACCAACGCCTACAATGGCAAGGTGGGTGGCACTCGTGTTTTCTGCTACAACAAGACCGGTGAAGGTTACAAGGCTGCTCGGGCCGTGTTCAATGTCCTGGCTCCTGTCACCCCGGGCACCAGCGAAAGCATCAGTGTGAACGCCAATCTGTTTGAGGTTCGCGTTCCTGCCGCGCCCACGGTTTATGTGGAGTGTGATTTCCACGATGTTCCCAAGATCGCTAAGTGGATCGTTGAGAACACGACTGTGATCGGTGAAGCCATTGCCCATGGCATCTGCAATTACTTCGGCATCAAGTATAAGACCGAAACCAAGCCTGCTCCGTCCGCTTCCAAAAAGTCCATCGATGAGCTTGCTCGCGAGGTGATCGCCGGCAAGTGGGGCAACGGTGCTGATCGTAAGAACCGTCTGACCAAGGCTGGTTACGATTACAACACTGTTCAGAATCGTGTTAATCAGATGCTTGGCAAGACTCCTCAGCCTTCTAAGAAGTCCGTCGATGAGATTGCTCGCGAAGTAATCCTCGGTAGATGGGGTAACGGCAAGGAGCGTAAGAATCGTCTGACTGCGGCCGGTTACGACTATGACGCTGTCCAGAAGCGCGTCAATGAGCTGATGCACAAGTGAGGAATAAGTAAATGATCAAGTTCAGACAAAAGGGCGACTTCTCCAAGCTCACCCGTTACTTTGAGAGAGTTAAAGAAGTTGTCAAACTCGGCGACCTCGATAAATACGGTCGAGAAGGAGTGGCTGCCCTTGCGTCTGCAACTCCAGTTGATACGGGATT